CGCTCTTATCGGACAAACTATCAAGGGTCCTGCATTCGTTCCAACGAAGGTAGAATCATTTAACGAGTTCCAACAAAAATTTGGTGGTTTGACCGAAGATTCTTATCTTCCATACACCGCACAATCATACTTACAAGATGCTCCAAACGCAACTGTCGTTAGAGTGTTGGGTTCAAATGGTTATACTGCGCCAACACTTGCATTAGTAGTTTCATCATCAGTTGGAACTAAAGTTGGTGCTGTATTACACCCAACTACAACTACAAATGGTAGTGATTTTGATTTATCAACAGTAGATACTGCTGCAAGTGCTTCTTTGTTCTTGTTAACACTAAGCGGTTCAATTTCAACAACCGCTACTTCAGCTTCAATGAACCCAAGTTCTGAAAACTACTTTACTAAAGTTTACGGATACGCTCCTAAATCTTCTAAAGTCGCTTACACATACTTGAACTTCTCCACGTTCCAATCACAATCATTTGCTACGGCTGAAAACGTTAAAGTTTCTCTTGTTCAATTTGATACTGATTACACCAAGGAATACTCTCACGCATCAACACCATACATCAAGTCTCAAAAAGTTGGTGGTGTTGCTACAAACTTATTTAAAGTTCATACTCTTTCTCACGGTACTGCTACAAACTACGAGTTTAAAATTGCTATCCGTGATGTAAAACCTGCTTCTGAAGTTCCAGGTTCTGAATACGGAACATTTAGTTTACAAGTTCGCAGAGTTGATACTGCTAAAATCCCATACTCTATTTTTGGACAAGGTATTCAAGATGCTGATACAAGACCAAATATCGTAGAAGAGTTCACAGGTCTTACACTTGACCCAAATTCTCCAAACTACATTACAAGAGTAATTGGTGACCAATACATCACGGTTGACTCTGATGGTAAATTAACAATTAATGGTGATTACCCAAATAATTCTGCTCACATTCGTATTGAAGCTACGGATGATGTTAAAAATGGTGCTATTGATTCTACATTAGTTCCTTTTGGATTCGCAGCATTAACTTCACCTGTTCATAGTGGGTACACTTTACCAGACCCAACTTATGTTGTATCTCAATCTTTAGGTGGTGTAACCAATACTAAAGTATTCTTTGGATACTCATACGACTTCTCTACAACTGACAACTTAAACTTCTTAACACCAACTCCTGATTCTAATACTGAAGTAGTTGGTTCTGATTTTGATTTGGCTACTTGTAATTCGGGTTCTACTACTGTATCACTTTCTACAAGTGGTATTGACTACAAGAAATTTATGGTTCCATTCCAAGGTGGATTTGATGGTTGGGAACCAAACCGAGTAGTTCTTACTGGTAATGCTATTACCGCTGGAAACACTCAAGGTTTGGATTGCTCTTCCGCTACCGCTGCTGGTACGGTTGCTTTGAGAAAAGCTATCAACGCAATTTCTAACCCAGATGAGTTCGACATCAATATGGTTGTGACTCCGGGTATCTTACATAGACTACACTCTTCAGTAACTACGTTTGCTAAAGATATGTGTGAAGATAGACAAGATTGTTTCTATGTAATGGATGCTGGCGCATATGGTGATTCAAACACAACGGTTGTAAACGCTTTAACCTCGTTTGACTCTAACTATGTTGCTACTTACCATCCTTGGGTAAAAATCCTTGACACCGATAAGAACAAGCCAGTTTGGGTTCCACCAAGTGTTGTACTTCCTGGTGTAATCGCTTTCAACGATTCGGTTGCTGCTGAGTGGTACGCTCCCGCAGGTTTGAATCGTGGTGGTTTAACCGATGTTATTGAAGTTAAGTCTCGTTTGACTCACGCTGAAAGAGACACACTTTACGAAGGTCGTGTAAACCCAATCGCTACATTCCCTGGCCAAGGTGCTACGGTATTCGGTCAGAAGACCCTACAAGCTAAACCATCCGCTTTAGATAGAATTAATGTTCGTAGATTATTAATCGCTGTTAAGAAGTACATCGCATCTTCTACAAGATACTTGGTATTTGAACAAAACACCGCTGCTACAAGAAACCGATTCTTATCAATCGTAAACCCATATTTGGAATCAATCCAACAAAGAAATGGTCTTTACGCTTTCAGAGTGGTGATGGATGAGACTAATAATACTCCAGATGTGATTGATAGAAACACAATGGTAGGTGAAATTTACTTACAACCTACCAAGACCGCTGAATTCATTGTCTTGGACTTCAACATTCTCCCAACGGGCGCTGCCTTCCCTGGTGCATAATTTGAAGAATAGTATATTTATAAGAAAGATTAGGAGAATTTAAATGGCAAACTTACTCACACCGCAGGAGATAATGTTCACAAACTTTGAACCAAAAATGTCAAACAGGTTCATTATGTATGTGGAAGGAATCCCAGCATATCTCATCAAAGCGGCTAATAGACCAGAAATTCAAAATGGTAAAGTGACTATTGACCATATCAACACTCGTAGATATGTAAAAGGTCGTTCTGAATGGCAAGACTTAACTATCAGTCTTTATGACGCGGTAGTTCCTTCAGCGGCTCAAGCAGTAATGGAGTGGGTTCGTTTGACTCACGAGTCTGTAACGGGTCGTGATGGTTATTCTGACTTCTACAAAAAAGACATTGTATTTAATTCATTAGGACCAGTTGGTGATAAAGTTGAAGAATGGACATTGAAAGGCGCTTATATTCAGAGTGCAAAGTTTTCTGATATGGATTACACAGGTGAAGATTTAGCAACTGTAGATTTAACATTGACTTACGATTACGCTATCTTACAATACTAATTTAGGATTGAAAATTGAAAGACCCCACTTCGGTGGGGTTTTTTGTTTTAAAAACTTTTAGTTCCATATTTATAGATAGTTTAATAAAACGGAGATTTAAAATGGTAAACATTGTTAGAAGAACTATTGATAATGTAGTTGATTGTGTTATGACACAAGGAACTTTAACATTATATGCAAGCGAACCTGCTACTTTAACTGGCGTAGAAGGCTTTGAATTAACCGAGTGTCCTTACACTACGGATGGTGGATATGAAGTTCTCCACGTTGAAACTGAAATCCCTTCGGATTGGTGTGGTGGTATTTACACTTTTGATGCTGGTGTTTGGACTCGTATCTAACAAACAAAAGAATAAGTTATGGCTCAAAATCTAAATGATGACTACGAAAACGAAAACGTAGTTGAACAATTGCGAAAACAACACGAGATTAAGGAACTGAAAAATTATCAGTTCCCAACGGAAATCATAGAACTCCCATCAAGAGGACTCATCTACCCAAAAGACAATCCCCTTTCAAGTGGTAAAGTTGAGATGAAATATATGACTGCAAAAGAAGAGGACATTCTTACAACGCAATCGTATATTAGAGATGGTTCAGTTCTTGACCGATTGTTTCAATCCCTAATCATATCAAATGGTGAAGGTCTCCCAATCAAGTATGTTGACTTGGTTACGGGTGATAAAAACGCTATTATGATTGCTGCTCGTATTTTGGGTTATGGTAAAGACTACGAAGTAGAAATCACCGACCCATTTAGTGGTAAAAAGCAAAAAGATGTGATTGATTTAACACAATTTGAAAACAAAGAATATGATGGGTCATCACAAGTAGAACTTCATAAAAACGAGTTTGAATTTACTCTTCCACGTTCACAACGAGTTGTGACCTTTATGGCTATGACCGAATCAAAAGAACGTAAAGTAAAGTACGATGTAGAAGAACTTACCAAGGCAAATCGTAAAATCAAGGATGAGACTTCACGAGAATTAACAACTCGTTTAAAGACTATGATTTTATCAGTTGATGGTGAGTCTGACCGAAAGTTAATTAGTCATTTTGTAGATAATGAATTATTTGCTGTTGATTCAAAAGCATTGAGAGGTTATATTGCTGAAGTTATTCCTGATATTGACTTAACTTACGAATTTGTTTCAGAAGAAACCGGAGAGAGGAGGGAGATAGGTCTACCATTAGACATCACCTTTTTTTGGCCTAACTCCTGAATATAGAAAACATTTACATACGGATATATTTGATTTAATATATCACGGAAATGGTGGATTTAATTTTAGTGATGTTTACAATATGCCGATTTGGGCTCGTAAATTTTATGTCACAAAAATTATAGAATTCAAAAAAGAAG